ATGATAGTATAGTCACTCAGCTAGTAGGAACAAATGGAACAGGAAAAAGTTCAATCCCGTTAATACTTGAAGAAGTATTATTCAACAAAAATTCCAAAGGAATTAAAAAAGCAGATATACCAAATCGAGAAGTCAATAATGGCTATGATATCTCTTTGTCTTTTTCAGTTAACGAAGACGAGTACTTAATTGATGTTATTAGACGCACAAATATAAAAGTAAAATTATATAAAAACAAAGAAGATATATCAAGCCATACAGCAACTGCAACATACAAGACACTAGAAGGAATTATTGGAATTGACTTCAAAACTTTTTCACAGATAGTATATCAGAATACTAATGCGAGTTTGCAGTTTTTGACAGCGACAGACACAAATCGTAAGAAGTTTCTAATCGATCTATTACAGTTGGATAACTATGTAAAATTCTTTGAAGTTTTTAAAGAATTATCACGAAATTTAGCTGGAGATGTTTCTCGCATACAAGGGAAAATTGACACAATCGATAAGTGGTTATCAGATAATTATTTGGAAGATACATCACTACTTTCAAAATTAGAATTACCATTTTACTCGGAAGAAGATGAAGAAACTCTGCGTTCTTTACAAATAGAATTTGAAAATATCTCTGAAATCAGTAAAAAAATTAACCAAAATAATTTATACAAAAAGCAGCTGGAGTCGATAGATTTAAGTCTAGCCAAAGAGTATGTGAGTAATACTGAATGGCAAGATACAGAGCATCTATTGCAACAGATTGGAGAAATAAAATCTCAAGGTAGTCAAGAGGTACGTATGATCAAGAAGTACACAGACTTACTAGAAGTAGATGAAGCAGGCTGCCCAACTTGTGGTCAAGATATAGACAAAGATTTTATAGAAAAAGAATTAAAAAATCATGAAGAAACAAAAGAAATATATACTACTCAGTTAGAGTCAGTAAACGAGAATCTTGAAGATATAAATAAAGCAAATCTTTTATTAAAAGAAATGCAACAAAAAATAAGTAATTGGGAAGAAATATATAGACAAATAGATTACAGTCTTCCTAGTGAAGTGCCTGATGCCTACGAGATAGAAGGAAAGATAGAAAAAATAAAAATTAGAATCAGGCAAAGAAGAGAAAAAGTTGAAGAAGTAATTGCAGAAAACGAGAGAATAGAAAGACACAATACAAGATTAGCAATTATAGAAGAACAGCAAACAGATTTTGAAAAACAACATGCCAGTCTAACTTCCGAGATAACAGAAGTAGAAGATAAACTTGGTCATGTTGAAATTTTAAAGAAAGCATTTAGTACAAACGGACTACTTGCATATAAAATCGAGAATCTAGTAAAGGATCTTGAAGAATTAACAAATGAATACCTTGCAGAATTATCAGACGGCAGATTCAGTTTAGAGTTTGTAGTCTTAAATGATAAATTAAATGTAGAGATAGACGACAATGGCAAAACAGTAGATATTCTAGCTTTGAGTGCTGGAGAGTTGGCACGAGTTAATACATCTACTCTTTTAGCCATTCGTAAATTAATGAGTAGTATTTCTAAGTCTAGAATTAATGTTCTATTCTTAGACGAAGTTACGAATGTTTTAGACGAGCAAGGAAAAGAAAGATTAGTAGAAATTCTACTGAGAGAGGAAAATTTGAATACTTACATAGTATCACATGGTTGGACACACCCACTATTGTCCAAAATAGACATAATCAAAGAACAGAAAATTAGTAGACTCGATGGTTAATCCCAGACAGAAAGGCAATCGAGGAGAGCAGCAAGTTATATCTATGTTAGATAGACTTACTGATGAAACATGGGCACAGACACCTGGGTCTGGTAGTGGAAAGATAAAAGGTGATCTCATGGTTCAAGATAAACACAATCTCTTTACTGTAGAAGTTAAGTTCTACAAAGAGTGCGGTTTCAATAGTAAGATTTACACTCAGAAAAGTAATAATCTTTTCAAGTGGTGGAGTAAACTATGCAAACAAGCACAGCAAATGGAACAAGAACCCTTACTTATTTTTCGAGAGAATCACGGTAAGTTTTTTGCTGCAACAGTAAGAGAACCAAAAAATACATTGCAATATATGCACATCGCCTGGCTAGGTGCATATATACTTATTGCAGAACACTGGCTAGAAAAAGAGGAGATACAGTTTACAAATGGCAATCACATTCTCAGACCTTGGGAACCCAGCCCCGATTGGCAACTTGCTAATAGTTGATGGACTGAATATTGCATTTAGATGGAAACATCAAGGTGTAACAGACTTCAAGTATGACTATGTTAGAACAGTAGAAAGTCTAGCAAAATCTTATAATGCAGGTACTATAATCATTACGGCTGATGGTGGTAGTTCTTATAGAAAAGAAATATTCCCAGAGTACAAGGCAAACAGAAAAGAAAAATATGCAGAACAAACTCCTCAAGAAGAAAAAGAGTTTGCAATGTTTATGGCAGAGTTTAGTAATACTCTAACATTACTCAAAGAAAAGTATCCAGTCTTTCAATTCAAAGGAGTTGAGGCAGATGATATAGCGGCATACATTAGTATGAATCTTGATAAGTATGGACTCGATGAATGTTGGATGGTTTCATCTGATAAAGATTGGGACTTACTTATTAATGATAGAGTTTCTCGCTTTAGTACAGTTACTAGAAAAGAAACAACAGTACATAATTGGGATGAACATTATGATTTTGATATTCCCGATTATATTACTTTCAAATGTCTGACTGGCGATAAAGGGGACAATGTTCCAGGAATACCTGGAATTGGTCCAAAGCGCGCAGTACAGCTAATGGAACAATATGGAGACGTTTTTGATATCTATTGTGCTTGTCCAATCGATGGAAAGTATAAATATATTCAAAATCTTAATGAAAATGCAGAACAACTTCTGCTAAACGTTGAGCTTATGGATTTAGTTACTTATGCAGAGACAGCTATAGGGAAAGAAAACACAGAAGTTATTAATACAACTTTAGAAAGGCACTTAAATGAAAATAGATTATAGTAAAGACAAACTTTTAACAGAGTTTAG